CATGCGACTAGTGCCCTGTTTAATTTGGGTGAGTTTGTTTTTCCAGTCAGAACTGGTCTTGTTCAGTATAGAACCGCTGTGAGTGACTAGTTTTGGTGCAGAGTTTATTTGATTAGTCCATTCGCCGGACTCGACCATTTCGGTCATGGTGCTGATAGAGACAATCATTTCTTTGACTTCTCCGGTCTTGGTATTCTTCAGATCGTATGTTGGCATAATATTATAGTTCCTGTATGAAATAGACCCCAATAAAGGGGCCTGTTCCAGATACAGGATCACCCCCTTAGGCGAGATTCAGCTTGAGAGATTGCAGTCTCTAAAAACGTTTGACGTTTCGCGACTTTATATGCAATGTCCGGTTTGCCTTTCTTATTTAGTTTATGAATGAAATGTCCCAACTCTCGCGAGTCTTTTCTAAGTCTTTCAAGTTGATTTGTGGTTCCAACCATACTCTCTCCTTATCTTATTGGGTTAGTTATTCATGAAGTAATTCTGGGAATGCCTCCATTACCAGCTTCTTGGTGATACCTTTAACAGGCATCTTCTTGTTAATCATACCGATGATCAAGTCCGCATCACGAGGATGTATGGATTCACACATATCCAAAAACATCTTTTCTCTTCGAACCTTTGTCAACTGTTCAGACGCCAACAATCCCTTCACAAAATACTTGAAGTTCATGTGTTGCTTGAGCAGGGATGTAGGGGGAGATTCTTCGGAGGTGGGGTTATAGGGTACCGATCCAGCAGGTAGATTCCACTGAATAACATTGTCAAAGGTACCCCGTAATACATCTTTTAGTGCATTATTCTGGTATTCTTTTAGTATAGATACTTTGTCTTGTCTTGATTTAGTGTTAGTTACTTTATCTAGTATCTCATAGACTTGGTATCTAATAGCAGTTAGTGCCATAATATTCTTATCCTTAACGCATTGAAGCTCATTATACAGTTATGTAGGTGTTATGTCAAGCGTTATCTTTTACTACGCTTGGCCGTCTCTTTCTTGATCCAACCCTTCGCCTTACTATTCGCTATAGGTGCCTTAGTGAACTTAGTGGCATCACGGTATGCACGGACAGTCTCTTTCTGGTAATCCTTACCTTCAGAGTTATCCACTACTAGGAAGTTCTTTTTACCGAACATTTGCTGGAAATTACCAATATTCTTTTGTACCGCTTTCCAGTAATCTGTGACGCCTTTAGCACCCAGTGTACGAGAACGTTGTGCATCGCGGGAGATCGCAGTATCGAGATCAGTGTTTACGAAAATCATTGCGACATCGTAACCAAGCGCACGTAGTTGAATTGCCTGTTTAGAAATCTTACGTGGATCCTTACCAGTGCCATCGATTACCAAACCTAGACGACCCTTAATGTACATAGCTTGTTTGGTACCAGTTAGTTTCTTTGCCTTACCACGAAGTTCTTGTCCTTGAACAGAGAAGATGTTGTCTGGATCCATTTCCATACCAGCCTTCTTCATTGCAGACTCGAACGCATCATCAGAGTTTACAACTTTATAACCCATAGAGGTCAGACCTGTCTTACCGACAATGAATGACTTACCAGAACCTGGCCCGCCCGCAAGGAAGATTGCTTTGAAGATTGCAGGGTCATTGACACCCTCGTTTAAAAATTGTTCAAAGGTTAACACGGTGAATCCTTATTTTATGATACAATTATTTATAATAGTTCGGAAGTAAAGTAATGAAGTTTTTCATCATGATATACCACGACTCCATCTAACGCAGTTTCTTCCAATACTTCAAATGCTTCTTTCAAAGTATTTAGTATCGGTTTCCCCTTAACATTGAAAGAAGTGTTCAGTAACACCCCGCCACACGCACTGAGAAGGTCGTACACAAGCGCATTCGACTTTCTGGTAACTGACTGCACCCTTGCCGTGCCATCTACATGAGTCACTGCTGCAAGTTCTTCTTTATACTCTTCACGCGTTTTGACACTGAAGTTCATATACTCTAGGTTGTCATATGATGTTGCTTCAAAGTATATATGTGCGTCTTCCTGTCTTACCATGGGAGCAAACGGTCTGTAGTTCTCTCTGCATTTGACTATGTTAACCTTGTCCTTCTTATCCCAACCCTTGGGGTCACAGATGATAGAACGGTTGCCTAACGCACGAGGGCCTACCTCTGAGGTACCTTGAACCAATCCTAGTATCTTATCATCCTTTAATAGATCCGCTAATTGTTCCAGAGTAATTATAGTTGATTCATGTACATCCAACAATTCCATGTCCTGTATAGGTTGACCTGCATATCGAATGTCCACCCCTTCGAACTCACGCATACCATTGACTGACATATATTTACATAACATACCGAAAGGTAATCCACTATCATGCACATCGGGTGGAACAAATACCTCAAGACCCAACTCGTCTTGTATACGAGTATTGGTTAGTATGTTTAATCCACAACCACCCGAGATCACTAGACGTTTACCATTACGGACAATCTCTTCCCACACTCTGGGTGTCTGTAGGTACTCTAATACATTGTCTTCGTGTTGTCTTTGGATACCTGCTGCAACGTCACACTCTTCTTCCCACGTGAGTTGTAAAGGACTAATGAACATTTGAAAATAGTTATGTTCTTCCGGCGAGTCTGCTTGATTATCAACCCACCATTCCTTACCACTACTAAATGTCCTTCCATAACGAATAATGTTATCTCGCACGAGACCTTGTTCGGTCTTCGTGTACTGCTGTCGGAACCAAGGGAAAGATGGATTTATTGCCTCAGTAATCTCTTCGTCTTCGTTTATCAGACCCTTACCACAGTGACCGAAGTATGACATATGATCGCCATATGCAGATGCACCCATGACTTTACCTGCCATATCTAATGGGTTGGGGGTTACACCTACCATGTTTTGACATCCGAGACCAGAAGAAATATTATAGTTACGACCAAAAAATCTGGTGTCAATGTTCTCGTAGGCGGTTCTGTCGTAGTTTACTTCATTTAAGGATCGGAGACGTTTGGAATTAGCTCTCCATATATGAGTATGACCGTCGTCTCCACCCGCATCGTGAGTAAAGACAGTGCACGGTTTAGTTACCCATGGGGACTGAGCATATGCGCCCCATGCATGTGCAGCATGGTGACGATGATGAGTGGTGGTCTCGCGTACATTGAAGACCTGTTTGACAATGTCTGGATCTAGACACAGAGGATTTATCTGTTCATCGACATCTGATCCCACAATGAAAACGTCATAGTCGTTCTCGATGCCGAAGTCTTCTTCGGATACTTTAAGACATCTCTCTAGTATTTCTTTTTGTTCTTCGTATCGTGCATGTCCACGATAGTGTTTAATTCCGGTTAGTTTCTCTATTTCTATTACGTGAAAGGTTTTACTTTGGTCGTTATAAAAACATATTGAGGAATCGTGTCCCCAATATGCAGCGGCCAAGTTAGCCATCTGGTTCTCCAGTTAAATGTTTTGCGTGTATTTTACATCCAATAAAGGCATTGTAATAATCATCACGCAACAAAACATCGTATTGAAACTGAAGTTTAGCCTCGTAATAAGAGCAATCCCCCTTCGTCTTACATAGACGCAGGATCTCTCGTTCGTATTTTTCACCGCCTTGATGTTCTACCAGTATCTTTAGAGTCTCGTTACTACCGTAGTACTCTCTCCAGTCAGACTGTTTGGTGACTTTCCGTTTTCGTTTAGATCCCTTCAAAGGAGGGAGTCTTCGAGTCGACCAGAAGAACTTTTTGCCTATGTATTTCTTCCCATCTGGGTCGGTGATACAATAGACAAACCCGACGAAGTCTTTTAGAAACTCTTCGTCGGGTTCAAAGGCTAGGTTTTCATAAAACCAATTATTAATCTTCCCACTCCTCTTGAGAAGGCGTACCACACATAGGACAGTGGGTAGGTTTCTCTTCAGAGTCTTTCACTACTAGTGAGGAGGAGACATCACACACCCCACAGACCATTTCGTATTCATATTCCATTGGCAATTCCTCATACCGCGACGACCTTTAGGTCTTCCCAACCCCAGTCGCCTTCCATTCCGTTAACCGAATATTCGGTAACACGTTTCTCAAAGAAGTTATCGTGTGATGCACCATTCAATACCCAGTCCAACCACGGTAACGGATTATCCTTGACGCCAAACTTAGGTTTCATACCCAGTTGTAACAGTCTACGATCTGCAATGTGACGGATATATTGTTTCACATCAGTCTCTGATAAACCTTCAATATCGCCTGACTTATATGCCAGAGTGATGAATCGATCTTCCAGTTTAACAGCATTCTTTGCCATAGTATATATCTTAGACTTCAACTCATCATTTACGATGCGAGGATGTTCGTCACAGAACTCACGGAATAACTTTGCATTACCCTGCACGTGAATAGTCTCATCTCTGATAGACCACTCAACGATTGTTCCCATACCTTTCATCTTACCGAAACGTTGGAAGTTCAACAACATCACAAACGATGCGAACAATGACATACCTTCGTTGAATACAGACTGTGCGAGTATTAATGCAAGACCTGTTTGGGTATTGATGTTACCCTCTTTCATGAAGTCAATCTTGTCCGCCATCTCCTTGTATTCCATAAATGCAGAATGTTCTTCATCTGGTAGACCAAGAGTATCATTCAACAATGCATATGCACGTTGGTGTACCCCTTCCCGATTCGCAAAGGATGACAACATGTTACGAACTTCATTGTTTTTAAACTTAGGAATCAATAACTCGTGGTAGTTCTCTCCTACCTGTACGTCACTCTGTGTGAACAAACGCAGTACCTGAGTAATAAACTCCTTCTCTTCTGTCGTAAGTTTAGTCTTCCAATCCTGAACGTCTTCACTAAGTTCAGCTTCATCTTCTACCCAGTGAACCTCTTCATGTTTCTTTGTCAGTTCGACTGCCCATGGGTACATGAAAGGTTTATACGTTTTACTGAACTCTAACAGCATTTATCTTGCCTCTGATTAATTAAACTATATGGTTGTATTCTTTTGGACTCCATATGAAGTCCCCACCGATTGTACGAATATATTCGTAATCCAGACTCTCCATTAATTGCACAACACCGAATGAGTTCTTTACTGCACTCGGTGTCTGTATGGAATGTTCTGTGGTGATGACTGGTCGATGTGTCTTTATCGTTTCTAGTGCACCCTTCAACACCTGAAGTTCGAAACCCTCAACATCTATCTTGATGAAGTCTACCTCATCAAACTCAAAGGAATCTAACGTTCTAACTTCACATTGCAAAGGTTCCTCATTTTGAATATCAATGTTTTTATAATGTGATGAATGTCCTGTATAGAGTGGGTTGAAATATATATCTATTTCACCTTCTTCCTCTCCCAATCCATATGGGAAAACTTCAACAGAAGCTAGTGATCGATAACTCACATTTTCTATCAAACATTCTCTAATCTGTGGTACGATCTCAAAGGCTTTGACCTCGGAGAACGCCCCCGCAAGATATTCACTCACGAACCCGTATGATGCACCAACATCAATTGCAACTCTTCTCTTAGTTGCATTCCTTGTAAAGAACTTATTTAGTTTTA